AAGGTCGCGTAGCCTGGGCCGGTGGTAGCCACCACGTCATACTTACCAACGCTCGGGTTGTAAATCTTCTCCACCACAATCCCAAACTCGTCAACGATCTTGTTGACTGGTTCCGGCTGGTCAGGGTTGATCTTGACCATCTTGGTCTCGCCGTCTTCGCCGATGATCCGGGCGATGCGCTGGGTGTCGTAAATCTTGGGAATCAAATCCACCAGCTGACGAGCAACATGACGCACACCGCGAGCCAAGTTATCACCGTAATGGTAAGTCCCCACATCACCCTCTCGCTGTCGAGCGAGGATTGCTTTTCCGGATCGTTCATTTGAACCCATCCCCAAAGATGCGTTGTACTGGCCGGTCGTGGACTTGATGTCTTCAGAAGCGCCTGCCTTGGCCTGCAACAGCCCGCTGGAGGCCATTGGAGGCTGCGCCCGCTGGGGTAGTGGCAACACAGCGCCCTGACCGTCTGTAACGTCTGGATTGATCTCCAGGTACGGCCAGTTGTTCGTGTTGGCGGTCTTCCACTTGTCTTCGTAACCCTCGAACTGCCCGCCGTATCCGATGAATGGCGCTTTTGGTGCCAAGGCCAGCATTTCGGCTTCTTGTGAAACCCAATAGTTGTACATCCGCTGGGCATCCTTGGCGTTGCGCACCAAGCCAGACACGTACAAACGGCCATCAACCTCGAATTCGTTGCCGACAATGCGGATCACGGGGATGTACTTACCAGCCCAATCGCGTTCCTCAAGGATTTCGTACCCGTTGATCTTGCAGTACTTCACCCGTGGGCGGTCTGCCTCACGGCTTTTCTTCGGCTTGCCGTAGACAGCGCGAAGTTCCTTGTCTTCTGGCGAGCCCTCAAACGCCGTAGCGTTGCCGGGGTACAAGTTCAGCGTCGTGCGGTCGTAGTCAATGTAGTAGTAGTCCGCGATGCGGATCGTGTCTTCATTGAGCCAGTTGGAAATGGACTGGTCGCCAACGCCCAGCGATTGCAAAGTCGTGATCGGCGCTGCGTCGGGGTACATCCGCTCGTACTCGTCCTTGGTCAGGTCTTCAGTGATGAAGCAGTACCTAGCATCCGCGCCCGTAGGGTCTTGGATCATTGGATCCATGTAGACGCTAAACGAGTTACGCACCCGCCCGATCTTGATGTCCTGATCGAACGTGGTGTCGTCGCAGTATTCCGTCAGCAAGCGCAAATAGCCCTCGCCGTAGGAAACTTGATTCTCGCAGGCCGTGTCGTAGGCTACGTCCGCATCAGAGATGTACTCAATGTGCCGGATCATGCCGTTGAAGATGTCGGCAACTTGAACGTCGGCCTTGTCGTCTACCGGGATGACCTTCGCGCCTGGGCGGTTCTGCCGCTGGTCGTTCGTCACCTGACGCACGTGCTGCGGCAGCTTGTTGATCGTCAGGCATGGCCGAGCGTTGATCGTCTGGCCCTGCACCGCACCGCGAGTTGCCAGCACATCAGCCGGCCACTGCCAGTGATTGTCCGGCGAGCCTGCGTAGAACTTCAGATCGTCAATCTCGTCTTCACGCGACTCAGAAAGCGCCGACATAGCCAAGTCCAGCCGCGCACGGGCGGTGGCTAGTACGTCAGATGCGCTTTTCTTTGGCTTACCACCAACAGCCACTGCTGCGGCGGCGACAATGCCTGTTGGGTCTGCCATTATTTCTTCTTTTGCGCTTCGCGCTTGACTGCGTGGGCAATTGCCACCGCTTGTTTGACCGGTTTGCCAGCCTGCACTTCAGCCTTGACGTTTTTGCGAAAGGCTTCCGGTGTTTTTGACTTAACGAGTGGCATTATTTCCCCTTTTTCGCAGTCTTGGCTGACTCTTTAAACGCCTTGGCCGTTGGAGCGCCTTCAGAGCCGGGTTTGCGCATCTTTTCTTTGCTGCCTTCGGCTATGCGTTCGCGCTTGGCGTGGATATTAGCGTAAAGACCTGGTTTAGTAGCCATTATGACCCCATCCAACCCGTTGATACCATGCCGCGCTCGCTGACCACGCGGCGGGTCATTGTCTGCACCTCCCTGTGCGCCACGGGGAAGGCAAAGGTAACCGCCAGCGCATCCGCGGCATCTGGTGACGCAAGCCCCCGAGATTTCATGTCTTTCTTGCTTTCCAGAAAGATTGTACCCCGCGAGTCCGGTTTCATCATAGGCGAAATCAGATCAGTTTTCAAGAACCGGTCTTTTGGGATACTCGCCGAGCGCAACCATTCCTTCATCTTGCCCCACATCTCGGCCCGTTTATTGCCGTACATAATAGGGTTAACTGACTTATTGCCAAAGTTCACGCCTTTGATTTTGTAGCGTTGCTCCTTCAGCCTGTCCACAATCCCCGCACCCAGACCGCCCTCGTCAATCACCACCAGCGCAGGCTTCCACTCATCAATTGCCTCAATGATGTGCCCCACCACCGTCATGGTGTCGTCGCCGCGGTGTCGGTCAATGCGCACAATGTCGCGCCCTTGCCTTACCACAATCACCGTGGCATCTGCACCAAACCGCGCAGGATCAACCCCAATAATGGTAGGCGCGGTCTGATCCTTGTACCTTTCGCGGGACATCGCCTCGTCCACAATGTCAGACGGAATAAACTGGTCGTCGCCCTCGCTCGGGAACTGCCCGTACACCTCAACGTGCGCCTGACTGCTCTCGGGGCCGTACTCGTCAATGATGTTCTGATACACCGCCTTGTCGGTGCCCTCCACCGTCCTAGCATCCACCACCTTGTTCGTCCAAAAGTCCCGCTTTGAGTTAAAGCACTCGTAAAAGTACCCTGTGTTGCGCCGCGGGTTGCTGAACGCCAACCACAAGCGATTCGGCGTGTTCTCCGTAAAGAAACCCGCCGTCACAGCCCAAATCGAGTCGTCAATACCGCTGGCCTCGTCAAAGATCACCAGCACGCCGTCGTAATTGTGCACACCGGCATACGCATCTGGGTTCTCAGCCGACCACAGCCGCCCCTCGACGCCCCAGTACCGCGTGCCCTTGCGCAAATCCTTCTCCACCAGCTGCGTCAACCACGTTGCCGGGGCCAACTTGGTGGCGCTGACCTCAAACCAGTGACTGTTGATGCTCATCGCCAGCCACTTGGTGATCTCGGCCCAGGTAACCGCCCGAAGCTGCGATTCGCTATTCGCTGAGATGATGGTCGTCGAGCCAATGCGCGTAGACAGCATCCAAATCGTCAGCCAACTCACCAGCGCAGACTTGCCAATACCCCGTCCAGACGACACCGCGTGGCGCAGCGTCTCAAAATCCACCAGCCCCTGCTGCCGCTTAACGTGCGCCGCAATCTCCCGCAACACCTCCCGCTGCCACTTGCGCGGCCCCTTGAAGTTCGCCAATGGCGTGTGCTCTTGACCCCATGGAAACGCCAGCATGACAAACGCTTCTGGGTTGTCCTTGATCTCAGCACACCAAAGTGTGCTCATCAATTCTTGTTCTTCGGCGGCTTTGTAGATGGTGGTTTGCATTTGCCTAGTTTTCCTGTAACATCAGGGCATGACTCTATCACCCATTGTCAACACAGATGTCAAGATGCCCGCCAAGATGCTAGATGCACTGGGCCTGCATGAAACCATTTGCATCGTAACCGGCGTGCAAGAGGTGACCGAGCGGTCAGTCATTGGGTTCTTGTCCGAGCGGTACGGCGACAAGTTTGCCGCCACCTTCAAGCCCGAATACCTGTTCAATAGCCCAACCTTTTAAGCAACTCGTTGCTGATGACGCCAGCATACGGTTTCATTTGCAACGCCCGAATGTCAGTGGTGCGGGGGTTCATCACATCAGGAATGCCTCGGGCCTGCGCCGCTTCCGGCAACAACTGAAAGATGTTGAGGTCTTCACCCAACGTCCCCAGACCCTGCCCAGGCACACCGCGAGGATAGGCAAAATGCCCCGATTCTTTGATGACGGGTTGGCCAGCAAAAATCTCGCCCACGTTCATCACGCCGCCTTCTTGCGCGGTCAACTGCGCCGGGTCTGAAACCGCCAACCGTGCGCCACCAATGTTCAACCCGCCCTCGTTGCGGAAGTTGGTGTCCATCATTTTTTTGATAGCTTTGCGTGCCCTGTCAGGTGCCTTGCGAAACTGCGCCACACTTTCTGGATCAGAAACACCCTTCCACTCAGGAATAAATTCCTTGATTGACTTGTCAAGCGACCGCTTAGTCCTCTTGTTCATCGCGGAATCAGCATACGCCAGCATTGTTTCGCCGGTCATTGACGCAAAGTCGCCGCCCGTTGGGGCCATGCGCCACGGCAAATACAACGGATTTTGCCCCGTAACCTGTTTGATGGCCCCAGCTTGGTTCATTAACTGATTCACCGGCCCAGTTGCAGATGACCACACCT